GGATCTAATTGGTTATCTAATCCTGCTTAAAATGGCATTAGAAAACGAAAAGTAAATCTATGGAGTACGAAGAATTCATAAATAACTACAGTAAGGAGCTTCAGATTCTTGACATGATAGACATGCTCAAGAACTGTGATCCAGATGTCATCCCTGCGCTTGACCGCTTGGTGACTGGCTCCAAAGCCGATAAAAATGTCGAAGAGCCTGACCAGAAGGATCCCAGCTCTTGATCTTTTTCTCTAAGTATTCCACCGCCTTTACTTGACTTGGTGCTCCAGTGTAGGTTTCCGTCAAGTTGAGCAGGCAGACATTTGTGGCACACTTGTGCTTTGTAAATGTAGGAATTTCCTTGTCTGCCGAAAAATACGTATCGAGCTCAGCCCTCCTGCGATCACGCATTTGATCACCACCTGACAACCAATATGTGTTTATATACGGGCTCCACTCCCTGATGATCGTGTTTTTGCTTGCATGCGAGTTGATGAGCTCAAGAAGTTTAGAGTTTTTGAATCCGCAGATGCCAAGGCTCCAGGCGAAACTCAGAAGAGCACCCTTTCGTTTGTCGTTTAAGGGGACAAAGACGTATTCAGAAACTTGATTAGAAAACTCTTTAAGGTCCTCGATCAATTGAGTTTCTATCTCAGATTTTGTAAGTTTCTCGTTGAAGGCTACACGCCTCTTACCAACCATATGGCTGCCGTAGCCAATACGCCACATCGACTCACCAAAATCTTTATAGGCAGCAAAACGCCCCATACCAATAGCGGTACGGGGCTGACCATGTTTTTTAATTAGCTCAATACCGACGTCCGTTAAGAACGGATGTTCGTCCCAATCAGATTTTTTATTCTTACGGGACCTCAACGGTGGCGGTGTAGCTCACCTCAGAATAACCGTCCAGCTTTAAAAGGACAATGTAATCTTTTGCTGCGTTGGTGACAGTCAAACCGACAGCGCCGCCGCCTTTGCCAGCTTGAGCAATGTTGGAGAATTTCTTATATCCTGTCGGTGCGCTACCGGCAGAGTGGCTATCCTCTTGGAAGATTTCTACGGAGTTGACACCTGTAGATTTGTTGATTGTGACCGTGATGTCTCCAGTGCTGCCGGGATTCACTTTGAATCCGCGAATGTTACTGCCACGACTATTGGCTGTAGTAGAGCCCTCATAAGTCACATCGGAACCAGTGTTGACTTCGAAGGTGTCGAGAGTGCCTTTAACAGTACGAGTTGCCATGGTATTTAAGAAAGTTGACCCAGGGTGGAAAGATTAAATGTGATATCGGCATCGATACCGTGATCTTTGAGAATCCCCAAGAACATCTGCCGATCGAGAGCTTTTTGGTGGAGGATTTCAATAAATGCTTCTTCTAGCTCATCTCGGTCCATGCCTTGAATCGCTAGTGACGCTGCGTGGATTTGAAATTCAACATCCACAGGAAGCCCTAATGCATCCATGGTTTGCCTTTACCTTAGAACCATCTTACCAGCGCTGAATTAACTGACAACGTAATCAACTATGCCGTCTATATCTGCGTTTTTTGTAGCGACCCACACGACTCTTGCGTTTTGACTTGCTTTGACGCAAACAATTCTTCTTCAGAAGAAAATAGCCAACAAAATACGAAGCTCCTGTCAGGGCTAAAAATGTCGATAAAGCGATGATCATCAATCAGGACTGATGTTGAATACGCACTCCATATAAATTTTATAGAACCCAGTCCTCATTCTCTGTAGATTTAGCTGTTCCTCTGGATCGCCACCAGGCCAATCTCTATATGCTTTGTCGAGAAGAGCCAGAATTATTTTGAGCGCTGCTCCATTTAACTTGACGTCAAATATTTGTTCATCTGTATTGTCTGGCACGAGCTTTCTTTATCACCACTTCACTTTATGACTCCAATACCGTGCTGACATCTTGTCTGGCTTGGAATCTTGTGCATTGTGTCTAGCATAATAGGATGCTTTTCTAGCTTTTTCTTTAGCTGTCTTCGGATTCTTGCCAGCACCTTTGACACCCTGTTGGCCGAAACGAATAATCTTTTCTTCGCCGTCTTTACAAGCTTTAACCACATGACTTTTAGTCGCGTGGTCTGGAGTTCGTTTTGGTTTGTTGCACTTCATGTGCTCTTTAGCCAACTTCTTAGCTTTCTTGCGGTCAGCCATATCAGACCTGCACAACTCCTCTTTGGATTTTACCGATCATGTCATTACGAACTTCACCACGCAAAGCTTCGTCTCCAGGGCCAGGTACTCGCTGATCTTTGAGCTGCTCTAAAAAAGCTTTTAGAAAGTCTTCTTCGTTAGGACGCGATCCAGCTGATGTAGGAGTCATTATCGATGTAAGGCTGAGCGCCTTCTGTACTGGGTAACTTTATGGAATAGGGCTTTTGCTCTAACCATATCATGATTTTATCAAACCTTTCTTTTGTATAAAACAGCTGCTGTTCCGTGTACCAGTCTTCTACAAGACTAGATCCCTTTGCCCTATTACAGGAATTGCAACAGCAGCACATGTTAGATCTTACGTTGTGACCGCCCTTGTGTTTAGGAAGAATGTGATCAATTGTCGCTGTATCAGGGGTCAATTCTTTTCCGCAATAGGCACATTTCCAATCCCAACTTTCAAAAATATGTTTTCTAAATTGTCGACGAGCAAGTTTTGGACTTAAGACAATGAGGTTGACTAATAGATCTTGCTCGCAATGAAACACTTTTGGCATTCCAGTCTTGTCAAAACTGTATGCTGCACACACTTCTAGTTAACGCTATGCTCGGTGAGCTGGGAGCGTGGTGGAATCGGTAGACACACAGGACTTAAAATCCTGAGGCCCTGCGGCCGTGAGGGTTCAAGTCCCTCCGCTCCTATCATTCAGTCAGCCCAACAGCATCCCAATCGACTTCTTCTGGATCGGGATCCACGTGAGAATCTTCGATAATTTTAAGAATGAAATAGTGAAGTCTTCCGAGCACCCAATTCAAATCTTCATCGGAAATGTCCCTAATAATGGCGTCAAGCCGCATCTCACGAGTTGCTGGAGAAAGGTGTTCAGAGACTAATTCCAACGCTCTATAGCGCCCTCTAGTCATCTCTCCAAGCATGCTATTAGTTGTCATCTAAAGCCTCTGTCAATGAAGTGGCGTCCAGCCTTTGCTTGATGATAGCGATTCCTTCCAAAGCGCCAATAACTTTCAAATAAAGTTCCTTCTCACGCATGAGGCTTTCTTCAGCTGCTCTGATCTTTTCTGCCAACTCCTGCTGCTGGAGAAGCAATTTCTCTTCTGTATCCTTGAGAATTTCGTCCATGACTAATCTATTTCTGCTCAAATCTTAGCCAAGCCCACGCACTTGCGCCGCCTCCGTAAAAAATCCGTCGATCCGCATCTTTACGGCTGTATTTGATGCTCTGTCCTGCGCCTTCTACCGTCGAAAGCCATTTGCCATTACGTAGATCCAATGCCCCACATGGATCGTGCACCAGCCAATTGTCTTTGCTGTAACCAAATACCACTACAAAGTAGGTCATACCGTAGGGACTTAGCCAAGAGCCTTCAGACACGATCGCCACCACGACTGGGCGCCCTTGGTCTATTTCGGTTTCAAGGTCCTCAGGGGCTATCGATTCTGAATAAGTAAATTTGACACCTAAATCACGCAAGGCCGCCTTGTTATGACGCTTTGCAGTACCGTCTCCGTGCTTGTGTACTGCCTTTAAATAATCTTCATAACAAGCTATTTCACCGATTTCGAGATATAGAAGGCACGACACCAAGCTATGCATCTGTGCCTTACGGAAATCATGAGCCGCTTCTAAAGGCAAATGCCGATAAGGAAAGCGTGATAAATATCTAAGGCCATCAGATTCCCTATAGGGTTTTTCCGTCAGTATGTCCTCCTCAACCAACCAATCTGCGTCCTGCACCCACCACTTACCTAATCCATTGCTGATAAGTGTGTGCTGATCCGAATGGGCTTTGATACGGGTGCAGGGCAGGCGGCTGGAGGCGAGGACATCGGCGTAGTCCTCTAAAAAAAGCTCCTCAATCGGGAAGGGGTGTTTTTTTAAGACAGTCGGAACCTTCGCGACAAGCGTGACCTGCCGCCCGATTTCTACCGATCTCATGCCTTGACGTCTACTTAAGAGGCATCATCACACCCTTTCACGGCCTTTGCAATCGTTCCACCAACTTCACCGCCCTTTTGTTGGCCTAACATGACGGCCCAGCCAGAAGCAAGCCAGCCGACGTAAGGGATGCCTGTGAGCACTGGGGCGAAGCCAGAAGCGACACTAGCTCCCACCATCGCACCTGTGCTTTCGCCAGACCCTTCCGCCTTGATGCACGCTGTGCGTTCTGCAGACAGGCCTCCGGGCTTTCCCCCGGGGAGCTCTCCTCCGCCTGTATTGAGGTACCCATCCATGGTGTACTCATTAACGTCATATTCCCTTCTTCTTTCATCAACGAAACTACCTTTTGTAAAGAACCCTCCTTCTTTCTGGACGGTCTTGTCAAGATCTAACGCTCGCCTGTTTCTTAGGACTTTGGGGTCATTCGCGTTATATCGGACACGGTAACCCTCTTTCCCAACCTCGACGTTATAAGAAGAGTACGGACCTGTTGGGATGTTGATAGAAGGTAAAACCGTGGCGGGACGATTTGCAGCTTGGATCAAGTGTCCCAGGATGCCGAGGTGAGCCACTCCGAAGACGGTGGCCAATCCGATAAAGAAGGGTTTGTAGCTCATGGAATTACATTTTGTAGGTGTCGTCGCTTTTCGCAGGCCCGGTTGTAATTTTCAAAGGTGCTTGCTCAACACGAATAACCTGTGCGGGTGCAGTTTGCGATGCTTTCTCAATCAACCGCTCGATGTCCGCACGTGTGATCGACCCACCAGAGTCTTTCATCTTCATAGTGCCATCACCAGATTTTTTAGCTGTTTGGACGCCATAAGAAGCCAAAACTCCTGTAAAGACGCTGGCGATGAAAGTTGGATCGATTTTTTGTTGTACTAAGCCAGGGATAGTTACATAATTCAGAGTAAGAATACCGCCACTCCAAATCAACACGCCGAGGCGGACAAAATTAGATAAGATGGCTAAATGCTCTTCTGAGTCTCCAACCTTCTCTTTGATTTTTGCAAAAGGTCCTTTCTTCTTCTCTTCCTTGACCTCTTCTTGGGTAGTTTCGTTAGCCATGGGTACAAGTATTTTCATTTAATATCATACTGTGTTTGCCTCGTTTAATATCAGAGTAGTGTAAATAAAAATCATGCTCCGCCTTCTTGCTCTGGCTTTTTTGTTTGCAGCTCCTGCACATGCAGACATCACCTCTAAATTGCAAAGCTCTGTACAGTTGCAGGTGGATGGCGCTGCAAGT